CGCTTTCGCGCCCTCACTGGGAGGTTTGTTGTCCTCTCCGTTCACACAACCAAACTGAGGCTGTATGAGACTGCGTACTGAAGGAGTATTGGCGAACTGGCATAGTGCCTACGTGTCGGATTGTTTCAACCAATCATGTTCCGCGCTAAACGCGTGGACCGTGGAGGTGAACAACACCAGCATGAGGCCTTACGTCGGTAAAACCAAGACCTTCTCGGACACAGTTTCACCGGGGTGGTTCTGGAGGCGCGCTAAGGGTGAAGTTTTCTTTAACCCTATGCAAATGACCGAGTTAGAAATTACTTTCTCGGGCAGTGGCGGGCGCGCGAACCAGATATCACAGCTCAACTGTAGTGGGACTCTGTACAACGTCGAAAGACGTTGGTCAGATTCTCATTACTTCTGGGCACTTACCGGCGGCGGGAATTATGGTCTTCGGGCGGATGGCACGTTAAACATGCCTACCGACTCTTTGACCTCCGCTGATCAAGCTGAAGCTATACTCGAAGCCGCGACCAAAGCACGAGCGGGCGTAAAGTCCGGGAATGCCGGGGGTTGGGAGACCCTCGCGCAAACAAGGAAAACGCTCGACTTGCTCAGGAACCCATTCTCGTCCTTGACAAAGATGACGAACTCTTTAATGAGTAAATCGTCTCGATCGAAGGGATCAAGAGGTGGCCCTGGGGCGCTTGGAGGCGGTGTTCTGCAAATCCCAGCAGACGAGTGGCTTAAATATCGCTACGGGGTACTTCCCCTCATAAACGATGTTCAGGCCGTGTTGAACGAACTCGGGCGTACGTACAAGCGTCAGCGCCATTCGTCACGCGCAAGCGTGACTTTGGAGAGCAACGCGAGCCGTACGTTTTCTACCACTACTACAGGTTGGGGTGGTACTCACCAAGAGACTCGGACTTCAGTTACTGTCGTTCGAGCCGTATCACTTGATGAGTATGTGTCGTCTATGGCGATTGAGTTAGGTTTGGACCTTTCTCAGTTACCTAAAACGGCATGGGAACTCGTTCCCTTCTCCTTCGTGGCAGATTGGTTCGTGAATGTTGGGGATTTCCTCAACGCCATGACTCCGAGGCTAAATGTGAACCATTTGGGTGGGTGTGTCACGATCGATGACTTAACGACCACTTCGGTCACGTCGTCGGCGTGGACACCTCCAGTTGGACACACTATAGCAGCATCTCCTTCTGGGACCTATGTAGAGATACGTAGGACTAAGAGAAGAGATGTGCCCCTTCCAGGGGCTGCGTTACAAGTTAAAGCAGACTTTCGCTTTGACAGACTAACGCGCGTCGGTGACGCTGCCGCCCTGATTGGGAAGCAGCTGAACCGCCTTTCTGTACGTTAACTCTAACCAGCAGTCGACAAAGGAGCAATTCCATGTCTTCTCGAAAAGAGCACGCGAAGTATATGTTCCTGTCAGACCTCGGCCTGATTCCTTGGGCCGTGATCGAAAACTCGAATGTTTCCATCGAGTCCAGTTCTGCAACTATGCAGGACAAGCAGGTCATTGTCCGAGTAACTCTCGTCTTGAAGCCATCGGAGGATGCTCCTCTTGGTTGGCCGCTGACAGAGACAACTGAAAGAAAGGAGTAAACCATGTTTAAATCGATGACGATGGAGCAAAAGCTGGATCTCATTTGCGCCCTTCTGGAGACCCTGAACAAACAGCCTCCTGTGAGCGACTCTTGTCGCCACAAGATGGCTGAAGCGTTTGGGCTATCCTACGAGGACGGGATGAGAGCCGGCATGAGCCACACAATCGCGATTGAACATGCGCGTGCAGTTGGACTCTTGAATTTCAAGAGTAAAACTGCCAAGTGCCGTAAACCTGCTAGGAATTTCTCTTAGCAGTAACTCGTGCGCCAACTAATTCTAGCCGAATTGCGGGGATGTCATCCATTAAGGACACACCTCGTTCTCATGTCTTACGACATGATCAGCGGTGCCCCCCTGGAAAAGGGGTAATCCCGCATATCGGATAGGGGCAGCTCATTTCGAGCTGAGGGCGTACAACTCTTAGGGAGTATCACCCGATGTCGTTGACGTTCAACACCAAGACCTATTCCGCTAACCAGTACGGAAGTGATTCCGTTGGCTATAACGGGCCTGGGCATACCGTAACAGCGAAAGATTTTCTCTTGCTGAAGCGGACTGCTCCGAAACCGACGGCCGTGTTTAGCGGTGTTGGTCGTACGACTGCCAAGCTTTCTCGGACACTTGCCTTGACCGGCGCGTTGACCCCGAAAGGGGACATCATCGTCGAAATCTCGGTGAGTGCACCCGTGGGTGTAGCAGACGCCGACGTCGACGCAGCGCTGAACGATACTGGAGCACTCCTTAGCGGAGCTGACTTCAAGACCCATGTCAAGCAGCAGAAGATCAGCTATTAGCCTTGGCCTCACGGCCGGGCTGAAAATCGGACGCATCGAGATGTTAATTCTCGGTGTGTTCGTGCTGACATTCCTATTGATTGACACGGGTGACACCTTCCTTAACTGGTTGGCGTCTATCGTGAAACTAGCCATCATCTTTTTAGGGATGAACTAGTAACAACTCTGGAGATCTTTGTGAGATCCAAAAAGTTGTCAGAGCTTCGTCGTTTTGACAACAACCTCCGGGTCAGCTCGTGGAATATTTACACTAGCTTCCTGGATAAGTTGTTGAGGTCCTGCGATATGGAACCTGCCAGTCAGCTGCATAAGAAGTTACGTGCAAAAGACTGGAAGGGACTTGTCGCCTGTGCTGATTCTTTGGTTGAACAGAAGTATTCAACGGCGGCGGAGCATTTCGCCGCAAATCAGCTCGCATCTCTCATAAGGAAGTACCCGTTTCCCTCTAACGTCGTTGTTTTCGACAAGAGGGAGCAGGCTATTCGGAAGTTTAAACAAGCGGAGCACCTTTGCAAAAGGGTGAACGCTCGCTTCCGTGCGTTTCAAAAGCGCAATCCTTACTCAGAGCCGCTCGAGAGAGCCGCCCGATGGGTTCGATATGTCCTTGGTCCTTTACCGGACCTTCAGAGCATATATAACCTGAGTGGATGGGGACCAGGTGCTTCTGTCGGCGTCCACGGGAATGCTACCAATATGGCCCGGAAACTTTTAGGCCAAACTTGGTCCGTGTCGCCTGGCGCCTTTCACTTAGCGAGATCAGCAATGGTCGGTGACTTCCACATCTTCGAACTCCTTAACAGAGTCGAGGAAAAGGGAGGCCTCATCGCGTTTGACCATGAGCTCTTTTACAAGAAGTTCATGGAAAGATGCCGCTTCGTGCATCACAACAAAATAACGTTCGTGCCCAAGACTGCAAGGATCGAAAGGACCATTGCAGTCGAGCCGTTGCTCAACGGGTTCATACAGAAAGGTATAGACGAGCTTATGCGTAAAAAGCTAAAGCGCGTTGGTATCGATCTGCGTGATCAATCGCGCAACCAAAAGTTAGCCCGTGAGGGTTCTCTTGTGGACGCGATAGACCCGTATGTGACAATCGACCTGTCCTCAGCATCAGATTCGCTGAGTATAGAGCTCGTGCGTTACTTACTACCCCCCGACTGGTTTGAGTTATTAGACCATGCTCGGAGTCGACGCTATAGACTGGTAGGTGAAGAGTTTACCTACCATAAATTCGCGTCGATGGGTAACGGCTTCTGCTTTCCGCTTGAGACGCTTATCTTTGCGTCACTCTGTGCAGTCGCATACGATGAGAAATCCTTAAAACACGATTTTAGTGTTTATGGGGATGACATCATTGTACGAGAGTCTGCTGCTCAGCGTGTCCTTCAGCTTCTGAAGGTCGCTGGTTTCAGAGTTAACACGAGTAAGACCTTTCTTTCGGGTCCCTTTCGTGAGTCATGCGGGGCAGATTGGTATGAAGGTAGGGACGTACGTCCTATAACGCTTGATTATGCTCTCGATTCTCTTGAGAACATCTTCAAGTTCTGTAATCTCGTTAGGTCGAAGGAGGTTACTGCAACCTTCTTTGGTGAGCTACTCGAAACTCTCGAGGAACTCATTCCTCAAAACTGTAAGTTCGTTCGCCCCTATAAGGGTGACGTAAGTACAGCTCTAGAGGTACCTTTTGAGACCTTCATTACCTCCCCCTTCGCCAGATATGATAAACATCTCATGTCTTGGAGTTGGACGGAGATAGTAAGGAGCGGCGTGCCTGATGTTAAAGCGCGTCGCCTACAGGGCTACCCAATAGCCGTTATGAGGGCTGCATTGACGGGTTCTCCGTCGAGCATGCCCTTTGCCGAGCGTAGAAATACGCGCACGAAAGTACGCAAAATCGCGTACTCCGGTGCAACCTCTACTTGGTTGCCCGGCAAACCAGCGGATATGAACGTCCCGCTGGAGCTCCTTAGGGGCCTTGCCGCCGGGTAGGCGGCTCGCTCCTGAGGTGTGGAGGTGGTTTTTGACCACTATAAAGAGGGATACCAGCAG